CAGGAGTATCGTCTGTAGCACCTAAGGCAAGTGATATACCACCAAAAGATACAGTAGAATTTAATAAAGAAGTATTAGCAATACTTGTTAGTGTATTTGTAGAACCTGAAATTGTTTTATTCTCTAGTGTGTCAGTAGATGTTTCTGTTAAAACAGTACCGTCAATAGCAATAGAAATTTTGTCTGCTGTTATAGTAGTTGCAATTCCATTACTACCTTCAACTGTTAAAGTATCGCCTAAATCTACTGCGTGAGAACCGGTATCGCCTGTAACAGTAATTGTTGAATTATCTAATTTTGTATTTGGTAAACTTGCTAATGCACTACTTGGAATACTTACAAATGTATTTGTACTACCGTTAATTGTTTTATTTGATAAAACTGAAGTAGAGCTATCTGTTATATAATTACCAGAAAGTAGAGTAGTACCATCACCTAAAACATTGTATAATTCACTAAAATTTGAATTTATTTTTTCTCCACCTGCTCTTAAATTATCACCTGTTCCATCATTAGCAGCTGATCCTCGGTTAATAGTCTGTTTTGTCATTTAATTATATCCTACTTGTTTATACTATTTATAAACATTCCTATGGGGTTGTATCATCAAAAGATAAAGTTGTTTGAGCAAAGTTTGTAACAGTATTATCAAAAAGATCCTCAGAAGCAGCAAATTGCGTAGGCATTGCAAAATTTGTCTTTAATAACTGACCATCTTTGTTTGAAGTTGCTAAGAAAATAGCACCTCTTCCATCTAGTGATGTTCTTGTACCTTGTATTTTTACATTACTCAATTCCTTAAATGTTATTTTACTTCCACCTGCATTTACACCAAATACTGTATTTGCGAATCTGTTTAATGTACCAAATTTAGGTCCTGCATATGCGTACCCTTGTTTAACTTCTACACCATCTATTGTTGCTCTTTTTCTACTAGTCATACTAATTTCAATAGCTGGTCTTGTTAAAGTTACATCTCTAGTATTTGAAGTAAATGTCTCCTCATAATCATTACCGTGGTGTATTGTTCCTTCAGACATATTATCTGATCTTAAATTTGTGCCATCATCTACTGTTCCTAATCTTCTACCAAAGACAGTTGTAAATAATACATTTAATACATTGAATAATGGAGTATCTATAGCACCTGATATAACACCAGTAATTGGCGCCTTAACTTTTAAACTTAATCTACTTTGTAAATCAACTTGTCCTGTAAAATAAAAACCTGCTGTGTGCATAGTCTTTTTAAATGAGTCTCTCCAATCATTAATTGATTGACCAACTTTTAATACATAAGAAAAATCTTGGTAGTATTTACTATCTTGTACTTTCATTGTTTGCTCAGATATATTACCATCTTCATTTAAAAACTTACCATCTGTATCTGCAACAGAAACTACATCTACTGTAGCACTAGCAACATCTAACCTTATTACTGTTGCTGATCCACTACTTGTTGATGTTATTGTTTCATTTAGAATAAAATTAGTATTTAAATCTTTTACTTTTAATAAACTTCTATCTGCGTCATAACTAGAAAGAGTACCAGTTGCACCTGAAGTACCACCTGTTATAGTATCATTAGCATTAAAGTTACCTGACTTATTTGTTAATAGTAAACAGTTTCTAAATTTAATTGCTGGAGTAGGACTATTTTGATAACCTTCTCCCAATTCATTTGTTTTTAATCCTATAACTCTTCCTATATCAGTACCGTTTGCTAAAACATTTGCATTAGAACCTGATGAGGTTATAGTTACCTTAGGTGGTATATTATAACCACTACCATTGTTAATTAAAAATATATCTGTTATATCATTTAGGTCGGAGTTAGTAGCACCTTCCATTACAATTTTACTTCCAGAGTATTGATCTCCTCTACCAGTTTCATCTTCCATTAAAATGTGTTCAGCACCTGTTCCTGATTCACCAGAGATACCACCATTAACAACAGAAACAAATCCTTCTGCATTAACACCTTCTGTTCCTGTATTATCAAAAACTAATTTATCTCCTACTGAATAACCTGTTCCTGCATTGTCAATAATGATTTCTGATACAGGTCCTGAACCTATATCACTAATAGCAATATCAGCACCTACACCACCACCTGATACAGTTAAGAAATCGCCAGTAGCATATAAGTTACCGTCATTTGTAATTGTTTTTAATCCTGGTATACCTGTAATATTTGCTTTTATAAAAAAGTCATCTGTATCACTAGCAGTACCAGTAATTTCTTCACCAATACTAAATGTACCAGTCATTGAACTTATGTTAAGTACAAATTCAGAAACTTCTTTGTTACCTATAATAAATTTCTTAATTGATTCAATAATAGCAGTTGCATTTGTTGATGAACCTTTTACTGTTCTACCAACTAAATTTGTTGTATCACCAACTGTAGCTACTGCTCTTAAAACTTTTTGTGTATCCCATTGTCCGTCTGATACACGCAACATTTGTGTTCTAGGATAAAATGTTTCTGATACTTGATTAAATAATATTCTAAAAAATAATTCGTGTCCTGCTTGTGTACCTTTTAGTCGGTACATTGATTTAATATTTTTAATTAAGTGTCTTTTGTCTAATCCTATTGCTAAATTTTCAGGTATTGTTTTTAAAAACTCATCTCTAAATTTTGATAAAAAGTTTGATATTACTTTATCAGGATCTCTAAAGTTTGTTAAGTCCTGAACCGTTGATACAGGATTAGGACGATAATCATTAATTACTGCTTGAGCATTTGAATCATTACCTACTATAATTTCATCTTTATTAAATTTGTCTTGTGCTGATATATAAAGTTTACCATTAGTTAAATCTTCGGCAAGAATTTTTGCAGTTGCCTTTGATACAAGACCTGTTATTGTTTCACCTATTGTAAAGTTACCATATACGGTATCTTCGTAAATTATTTTATCACCAGCGTCTGCTTGTGTTATTTCTGAAGTTATTTTTGAACCGTCTAATAATAAATTATTTGCTAAACCAGTTTCATTTTCTAAAGTTATACCATCTGTATTTTCAATACTTGTAACCTGCAACATAGCAGATTCCATAAATTGATAATAAGTTTTTAAAAATTGAACGAACTGAGGATGGTCGTCAACTACAAAATCAGGTAATTGACTGCTAATGAGCGTAGAAATTTTGTCATTAAACTTTGCCATAGTGTTTAGTAACTAGAACTTGTAGTATATCCTACTCCTGCCTCGGAAGAACCTCCAACAAAAGTATCTTCAGAAACATTTACAATTGAATTTTCAACATCTATTTCTAAAATTTGATCTCTTACAGGTACAACATCATTTGAACTAGGAGAAGCAGTTATCTCAATTACAGTAGAAACAGAACCTCTAATATTTGAAATAGAAGCAACATCTAAAGAATTAAGAGTTATTTGTCCTGTTGCGTAATCAATTGTACCTTGTGTAGCATTTTGTACTGTTTTAATACCACTTACAAGATAATAAAGTCTTACATTTCCCAAACCATCATCATCTAAAAACATTTCATTATTAATTCCTGATATTTTAAAACCAGTAGATGATAAAACTGATTCGTGTCCTGAATGAGGATTGTAAATTGCATTTCTAAAGTAAACATCATATTTTGTAGATGAACTTAAAGTTGGTGTAAAACTTTTTCTAATTTTAACAGTTGTGATGTTTGATAAAATAGAATTATCTACATCATCAATTATACCCATAACTTTAGAGTATCTAAACACACCATCAAATGCTGTTAAAGTATTTGTATTGTAATCTGTTATTGCGTCCACAATTTCTGACTTCAAAGTGTCTGCTGTTTTAGTAGTAGAGTTTTTATCAAATTTAGCATTAATTACTAACACAACTGAAGTTATAATTGGGTCAATTATTTCAGGTCTTACTGAAGCAACATTATAAGATTTTAATTTTGTTACTATATCTAATTTTGTAGCATTAGTTAAAGGCACACCTGACTGACCTTTGACTGCAATCTTAACAACACCGTAAACAGGTGTTTCATCATCTTCACCACCCCAAGCACTAATAGATGTTGCATTAGGATAAATTGATTTAACTAAAGTTTCGTAATCTGTTGTTGTAACTGCTCTGTCTTGTGATGTATATTGTAAAGGTGCATTAAATCTAATTGATTCTTTTGTTTCAGGAATAGAACCGCCTTGTGCTGCTGTTTTAGTTACAACAGTTACATCTGAAAATCCACCTACTGAACCTTTTGCTGTAAAATTTGTTGTGCCATTTGCGTCTTCTAAATTTGAAACTATATATTCTAAAATTATAATATTACCATCTGCTAATTTTTTACCTAATACATCATCGCCAAAGTAAATTTCAAATTTACCTGTATCTGTTTCTGATAAAAAATATGCCTTTGATGTATTGTTTAAACTTTTTAATCCTGTTGC